ACCACTAGGTTAGTTGCCTAGTTAACTTAATCATGTTATTGATTAAGAAACAAAAAGGACAAAATCCACTGTTACCAGTGAATCCAAGGATATGGCAGAACCAATAAAGGTCAAACTTTATTGGCGACCCCGCCACTGTAACATTCGGATCGAAAGGTTAGAGTAAAGATAAGAAAACTTCTAAGCAGTCCAGCTTAGGGCTTTTCTTCCTTCAATACTCCCGGGAAGTGGTCATCTTCCACGAGTTGCTTACGCAACAAACCTCGGAGCGCTGAAATGATGTTATCCTTTCCCATAATTACTTTTTCGTAATTACGGGCTTGCATAATTCGTGTAGTATCAACTACTACAAGAGTGTCAAATTTCAATGGGATTTCTCCTATTGGATAATTTTCATACTCTTTGAGAGTCTTGCAAAGTTCAATATATGAATTTTCGCAGTATTCACCAACGATATATGTAAAGGGATGGTTATAAATGCTATTAATAGCATTTTCATCATTACAGTATGAAGGACCCGTTGCTTCAATTAGAGCACTATAGATTCTATCTTTAGTGTCTCCTTGGCATTCAATAATGCACTTACGGAGTGCTTCTATAATAGCAGTTCTAATAATAGATGGATATCTATTATTAAAATTGCAAGACATAGTTGGCAAACCCATACCCACTAGAACAAGATTTACAAGTTCTGCGTCGGATGAGTGTCCAGCCAGTCTTTTATAGAGGCATTCCAACAATAATACTTTATTTTCTCTCCTCTTTTTAGACTTACGTCTATAAATTGGAAATAATTTATCGTAATATTGAAGGACATTATTGGAAGCTGAAATAACAGGAATTCACCCTTTCTCTTTATGGTTTATAATTTCATTATAGAAAATAGAAATATTATCTATAGATGAATTTATAGCCTTATAAGAGAATGGTGATATCTCACCAATTGGTGTAAAGTATCGCTTTGCGAATTCAAAATATTTCGAAGAAATAAATGTTTTCGCGGCGTTAACTTTAACACCAAGAAGTTCGATAACTTCCTGATATTTCAAAGCAACATCTGAGTCTCAAATAACGATATCATCGCCAAGAAGTTTGTATAAACTTGTTGATCATTTACGATTAAGTAAACGACAGCAAATATATAAAACAAAATGGTGACAAAAGGTTGAAATAGATCATGAACTATAAAGACCCATAGGTGTTCCGACAGTATATTTAATATACTTGGAGTTACCTTTAAGGTTTTTATAGTGAGATTTATAACCAACCATGATATCGACTCATGCTTCTGCATAAGATTTACCAAACATCCTTGAAAGAATCCTTTTACAAAA